ACCTAATTCGCCAAGAGCACGCCCTTTTTGAATGTAGTTCTCGTCGTATTTAGCAACTTCGCGTTGTAAAGTTGGTAACTTGTACATGCGACCATTGCGGTTTTGGAGTTCCGCCTGCAGGAAGATTCCTTCAATGAAGTAATTCTTCTTGCCTTCCGTTTCCTCAGCGATAAATTCGACCTGAGTAATTTCTTCAGCTATCAGTTTCATTGTCTTCATCTGTAGTTTCTTCTTGAGGTAACTCGTCGGTAGGAAGTTCTTGTTCCACATCATCAGTCATTTTATCTGCAAGTTCATCTGCAGCATCTTGACCTGTGTCACCCAAATCAAATCCCATTGCTTTCGCAAATTCAAGTTTTCTCTGTTGTACTACGTCAAATGCTGCAGCACCTAAACCGTTATTGACGGAATCTAGTGCAGCTGCTTTGTCGTCAGAAAAAATTTGTTGGACGATTTGTTGTGCGATTTCGCTAGGCATAATAATACTCCCACTATGATAATATTTAGGTTATTTAGAATTCACCCCTGCGGGCATCTGCAGGTTCAACTGCGGACTCTTGCTCGTTAGGTGCTACTTCTGCTGCTGGTGCTCCACCTTCATCGCCAGCAGCCATAGCGGGATCCATTTCCGCTGCAGGATTAGCAATAATACCAGCTTCCATCTCAGATTCAATTTGTTCATCAATCTCCTTGATTTCAGTTTCAGTCTGCTTGAGGACCTGACGGCGAAGATACTCAACGGAGAAGTATTTACCAACATAAGGATCCATACTATTAACCTGATTCATACGCTCGTTACGAATCTCAATCTCCTTGAGTTCTGTAAAGTAGTTATCTGCAATAAAGTCAAATTGGATGTGCTCCTTCATTTCATCCCATTCTTCAAGAGTCATAATACCCTTGAGGATGAGTTGAGTCTTAAGTAAATCTGTAAAGAGTTCAGAGAAACGCTTACGCAAACGAGCGATAAACTTCTGGAACTTAACCTCGTCACGAGTGATTTCAGCAGCACGACCAATATTAAAAGTCGTTTCTGTTTCTAAGCGAGAACTAGGAACGTTGAGTGCTTTGTACAGTTTCTTTTGGAAATACTTAACATCTTCAAGTTCACCAAGGTTTTGTCCACCAGGAAGTGTAGAGATTTCTGTTCCTCTGCCGCCTTCACGACGAGGTAACCAGAAGTCTTCCAGCATGGACATAAACTTCTTATCATCCTTAATCTCACCAGTGTTCGCATCATATACAAGTTTGTTACGATAGCGACCCATAACTTCACGGAGATATTGTTCCGCTTTATTCTTGGGAAGATTGCCAACATCAATGTAGAAGATTCTGCGCTCAGGTGCTCTACTCAAACGGTAGATAACCAGAGAGTCTTCAATCATTCTCAGTTGATTGACTGCCTTAATCGCCTTATGCAGGTGACTAAGAGTCATGTTTTTGTTTAAATCTTGAATGCCAGAGTGGCAATAGCAGATGGAATCAGTGGTAATCTTCATACCCTGATTTGTAGAATTCTTCAAACCTTTGGGGTTATAAAGAAAATATTCTGCTGCTTTTTGTGTAAGTTGTGTATTGATATCAACGCCACGTAGTTGCTCTGGACGCTTTGCTTCATACTCAGTGACCTTGCGAATCTTACGGGGGTCAATATATCTTAGTTCTGTAAGACCAGCACGAGGATTCTTAGGGTCAATAATTTTATGATAGAATAGTCTTCCATCAACATACCAACGACGGAAGATTTCATATGAACGATTATCAAAATCCAGAAGTCTCAAAACCTCATGAAACTCTTCTCTAATAAGTTTTTTGATTTTATCCGATGCCTTTAAGTTGGATAACTCAACTTCAACAGGAACATCATCAAAGTTTCCGCAAATAGTTTCGTTGACAATATCATCAACTGCACTATCGCACTCTGGTTGCATTACCATCTCTCTATAACGAGAAATGAGTTCGTATTCATTACGAACAGTTCCATCAAAATCGACGGAATATCCATAGTATCCGCCACCGACAATCGGTTGCGAACCATCCATATTATCCTTCTGAACAAAAGAAGGCCCCTTAGGGACCTTCTTTGCTCTTTCAAGTGAAAAACCGAAGAGCTGAGACATTATATTTCTAAGTTATTGGTCCTGTTCTATTTATCAGGCATCGACAGTGGCATCAATTGGAGTCCAGTATTGTGTCTGGAGTTCAACTGTAAACTCTTCGATAGCATCGTTGTTACCGAAGTCAAGGTCAATCGCAGCAATGTTGCTGGGGAAGACGTTATAGAACTTATACGACTTAAGAATCTTAGGGGAATCGCCATCCTTAACATCGCGTGCTAACTGGTGAACAGTCATGTCAGCAAAGTAACCAGTTGCGTCGTCGGCATCACCGAGTCCAGCAGCAGAAGTAAAGTTCTCGTTATATGCCTGAACCGAAGATGCCCAGAGTTCAAATGCATTACGCAGAACAAAGTTGCTGTCGTTCTGAATAGTGATTGTCCAGGGTTCAAAGGTTCTGTCGCCTGCAATCTTCAGCACACGACCTCTGAAAGGAACTTCAATAACACCGATTTGAGAAGAAGGAAGGTTTGCTGCACGAACAGTAAACTTACCAAGTTCAATCAGACTTGCATTATTGATAATTCCAGTAGGGAAGTTAAGGTCTACTTGGAATAGATTGGGACGAGCAAAATCGGCAGCTACATTTGCCTTAAAGTCGTCAATAGTTCCTCTTTTTGCCATTGTTTTAAAATGTCTCCGTCGTTAATATTTAGCACAAACAATATTTTCAGACAAAAAAAGAGACCCCGTAGGGTCTCTTGATTCTATTAGATGTTATCAGGAAGCAATTTCACCGAAGGCAACACCAGTTCTGGTTGCAGTGAATGTCAGAGTGATGTAGTTGATTGTGCGGGTTGGTTTGACGTAGATTTCTGCGTAGAACTCACCACGGTCAACAGACTCAGGAGGATTATTTTCGCTGTCACACTTGACGAGGAAGTCGGTTACGCCACGACGACCTTGGACATCACGCATGTAGGGCTCAACGATGTTGAGGAACAGCGAACGTTGTGCTTCATCATTCTGCTCAAAGAGTTGGGACTTAGCAGCACCACCAATAACACGCTCGATGGTGAGGAACAGACGACGGACGTTGATTCTGTCGAATGCAGAAGCAAATCCGAGAGCAGTCTTATCACCAAACAAGACAATACCCTGACCAGGGAAGGAAACAATGGGATTGACGCGAGCAGCATATAAGCGGTCACGTTGAGTCTTATTGGGGGAGAAAGCAAGCTTGATTGCGTTTCTCAGAACACCGCGTTGGAAACCAGCGGGAGAGAACCAAGGTTCGGAAACTTCGGTTGTCTGCAGGCAGAGACCAGCAACGTCACCGTTGCAAGGAACATAACGATAAACATCATTGTACTTATCGTAGATGTACTTATAACCAGAATCAAATACCATGTACGAAGACGAAGGCAGTTGATCGAAGAATGCTACCAGGTTGTCAGTAGCAGTTGTTGCGCTGGAAACACCAATGACATTTGCTCTACGAGGAGAAACAAAGACCATGCAATCACGACGCTCTTCGACGATGTTGACAAGAGAAGTAATCTTTGCAAGTGCATTGCTGTCACTAGAACCAGAAGGACCAGCGAGGATAAAATCAACTCTTTGAGATTCTGGGTCTTCGATTAATTCGTATGCAGTTGTAATGTCCGTATTAGTGATAGTGTAGTCACTACCAGCAGCAGCATAATCAACACCACCAGTGAGGCGATAATATGCAGTAGCACCATCGTAAGAACCTACTCCAGTGTATCCAGCGGGATAACTCTGAACACCTGCTTCCCATCTGATTCTATTGAAATTGCGGGAAGATGCAGCAGCTCCCCAATCACCATCTGAAGAAGTTGCGGTTGCATCGAAGACCGAATCCTCATGAGAACCCCAATAGACGTAGTTAGAACGCTGCTTGATTACTTCCTTGTAGTAGTTGGTTTCACCAATAGTTGTCTTAGCATCGGATGCCTTAGAAAGACCAATGAAACGCTCCAATACAGCACCAGTAGTACCAGTAATTTTGCCGTCAATGTCAACAACAAGAATGTGTAATTCGTCATTGTGACCACCAGCATTAGAGGCATACTGAGAAGTGCCAGGGCGAGCAGCAACATTCAACCACTTACTACCAGGAACATATTCGCGCTCAGCATACTCGGAACGAACAGAAGTGATATCAATGCTTTGTGGAGTGCCAGCTGTATCATCTACAATGGTTTCAGCAGCAGCAAATTCACTAGCATCTTCATCCAATCCGATAACCAGTTCACGAGTAACCTCAGTCGAAGTGAATAATGCGTCACTTGCCCCACCAGGGTTGTTTGCAAGACTACCAGCATAAAATGTTTCTGCATTACCCAAAACTTCAATGTTAGTTCCATCATTAGCAGTAACGGTATTTCCGTCCGAAAGAAGATCGATACCGTCAAGAGTTAATTCTAACTTTTTATTAGCTTCATCCCATGCTCTAACTGTAAAAATTACAGATGCTGCATCTTGGTCAATACTAACCT